AGTAAGAAAACTTACTTCGCGAATAATGCTACTCTTCGCCATTGACATCAAAGCAGTTTGGGCTCTGTAAATAGAATCCTTTCCTTTGCCGAAATAGGAATCATCGGGAAGAGCCATTTCTTCTATCTTAAGCGGATCCTGCGAAATGAACCAATTCTGCTCTGCAACTTTAATAAAATTATTTCCATAATATCGCGGCTCATTGATTCGATCTGTGCGAACTTTATGGAACTTCCAACTATGACCTGTTTTGTCAAAGATCGGCTCCAATTCAACAATGACCCATTTGTGTCTTTCCGGATAGGTGCTTTCGCCATGATGCTTTTTTAATTCCGCATTCATTTTGTCATCGACGTACCAAAGATAAGCTTTTGGATTATCCGCCGGCGAAAACTGAACAGGAACATAATCACTTCCCGATTGAAGATGAAATGGGATACTTGATTTTCCTCCAAAGAATTTGTTGTATCCTTCCAAAAATTTCAATCCAATTTTGCGGCGATTGTTTGAGCTGATTCCATTGAATAGAATGTATAGCTGTTTATTGTTTTTCTTTGGATAATTGGGATTATTCTCCAAAGCTTTCGGAAGCATAATCGCGAGGAAATCAATTGTGTTACTTTCCTTTATTTTGTAATGCTGTGTTTTGTAATAACCGCGATCTTGCGTGCTGAGAATGTATCCATCTTCCGGATACTCGAAGTTATGACTTATCACATTCTTGATGCTTTTGTTGATTTCATTTGTTATCAAAAAGTATTTCTTGAATTCTATTTTTAAATTGTCTATTTTCAATTCCAATTTATTGATTTCCGTTAATCTTTCCTGCAAGGTCAAGTTAAGCAAATTTGTTCCATTTGAATACAATCCATCAAACACCAAAAGATTTGGTTTGATATACTCGCAATCCAAAATGCACAAATCCATTGGTTCTTCTATGTAAAACATTTCGACATCCGTGTGGAAGAGATAAACTTCCTTCTGATCGATGTAAAGTAAAGCCCTTTCACCATCTGCTTTGTGGGTTATCAAAGAATTCTCTGGCGGATAAATGTCGCGAATGTATTTTTCCTTAGACATGGTTTTCGCTTTGGAAAGAACTTCTTTGACCGAACCGAATTTGTTGCCGAGCAGTTTGGATATTTTGGACATGACTTGTTTTGATTGGAACAAACCCCAGAGTTTCGGTATTTCCGCAATCATGGTTTCCAATCGCAAATCCTCAATCGTTTTTGGTTGGATTTCAACTTCCATTTCCAAAACAACAGAATCGACGGAATTCGCAATAAATGCATCATACAGTTCTGCTTTTTTGTATTTGGATAAATTCCCAAAAAGCTCAATTCGGCGCGCACTCAAAATCGGTTTGTTCGCATTGAACTCCAAAGCGGAAATAGTAATCACCTGCGTGAAATCGAAGCGATATATCTTATCCGGAATGGACAAGCGATTCTTGATGCGAATGAGATTCAAAGTCTTATCGGAACCACAAACTTCAGAAATCTCCGAAGCCAAAGAAAGCGTTACTTCGCTGTATCTTGGATCTTTCATGCTCAACATTTTTGTTTTAACGTAACAATCTTTCGTTTTGTTCTGCACATCTGAAAAAGTATATCTTTCGATGTAAGAAGCTTTCTTCGGTGCCTTGTAAATCAGATTGACAGTTTGTTCCAATTCGCATTTATCGGCCCATTTATCGCGCATACTCGAAAGCACAGACTTGATTTGCTTTTCATTGATTCGCAATTTAAATTCTAATTCTGTTGTTTTCGGATTTTCCTCAAAAACCTTCAAAGATTGACCATAAACTGCACTCAATTGTTCTTCCGTAATACTAACCTTTTGCATTTTATCAAGCGTTTTATTATTTTAATTATATTCAAAATAAATAAATGGATGCAGTAAGCGAATTAAAGTGGAAAAGGCAAAGATCAAAGCGCAAACAAATAGAAGATGACGTGAGATCAGTTATTTCGGGCAAATCAAAATCAATGGATCATGCTATCGATCTGGCGGAAATGAAATTGATCAGCAGAAAGAAATGGGGTGACTTGCCGGAAAATATCAGGATTAGCTATTCCTATAAAGCAAAGACAAAAGTGGTAAACGTCAAGAGTGCTTTCTACAAAAAATCAATTGCGCGAAAAAAAGACAAAAAAGAATTTGTAATTGTTCGCGTTGGGAAGAAGAATGTGGCTTTGTTGAAAAACAACATAATCGAAATCCGAACAAGTGTTTTCGAAATGCAAAAAGCTAGGAGTTAAAAATCGCTATCTTGTTGGCGATCATATTCGCGGAATTGGTAGCTCCTCTTGTTGCGGCGCTTCAATTGATCATACATGACCCGAATTAAGCGATCGGCTTGCAACAAATCGTCGTAATTTCTGTGTTTTTCACGAATTGAAACGGTTCTATATCCATCCCATCCCAATCCATATTCTTTGTTTTTGTTGAAATCCCTTCTTGCTTGTGGGCGAAAATGGGATTGATCGGTTATTGGGATTGAATGAGAAGCAACATATTCGGATAATCTTTTTCGATTGAGTTCATAGGAAGTGTCAATAAGAGAATCGTCAATCAGACTTTTTTTTCTGTACTGCGAGGCGAGGCGCAAATCACTATTTTGGTATTGCATATTTTATTTTGCATAATAATTTATAAAAAATAAATTAAAAATGGTTGAGTTCGAAAACATAGATGGAGCGATTTCCGGAACTGCAGTCTACCAAATAATCTATGTTGTTCCCAAAAAGAAATCTACTATATCCGTTTTGGATTATAAAAATGATATATTATCCTACTCGCATAAAATCAAAAATGACAACAACTTTTTCCGGCAATTGTGCAAAACAATCCAGGCTTACTATCTTTCGAAGTTCAAAAAGTCGATGACAGAAAAGGGATTGGTTATGGGCTATCTCCAAAATACCGTTCCCGACATGATTTTCGAAAAAATCGATAGAAGTCAAATTATTGAACTATTCAAGAATGGATTGTCCAAGGCAATTCTCGGCCTGATCAAAACAATAGAGAGTTTCGATACCAATATGTTCTTGAATTGCGAAATCCAATACCACGACATCATTGCTTTGGAGGAATCATTCCGGAAAAACATGAATGTCGCAATCGAGAATATCTATTTGAATATGTTCAATCCCGACAAAAAAACAGTAAGTAAAAGTTTGTATAAAGAACTGGAAACAAGAAATACTGCACTACAGAAAAAATACGATCGATTGCAAAAGAAATATCAAACAGCAAAAGATAAATTAAATGAATACGAATATCCCAACCATAAATATAATAGCAACTCCGACGATTACATTGTGGATCCAGCTGATTTAGATTAAAATTAAAATTAAAATTAATCGAAGATCAATTTTATAGATCAATTTTATAGATCAATTTTAATTTTAATCTTCAAACCATCCACTGATGCTTTCAATGTCTGATAGTTTTTTTTCCGGAACTTCTTGTGCTCCATAAAAGTTGGAAGAATATTGAGGCACGATGAATTCTGTCTTGCCGCTTTCTTTATCGCAATCGGCGCTCGCATGGAAATGGATCATGCAAACAACGGGGATGATCGAAATTGCAATCAAACTGGTAACGATTAGATATGTTTTCATGGAGAGATTATTTGCGGATATTATTGCAAAAATGGCGAACAAAACCATAATAATTACAAGCAGCGCCACAAATATTAATCGATTGCCTAGAATTCCACAGCCATCTTTAAATTTCGCAGCAAAGTCTTTTAAGGAGTTTTCCAATTCTAGCATTTTAGATTAAAAAAAATTTGATTTTGAAATAAGAGTTAATATAAGAAATGTCCAAAAGCAAGTTCACCGCAATCATTGATGCCATCGTAATCTTAATCCCTAAAGTAGTGGCTTCTAGATTCGAAAAATCCAAAATTTATTTCCCAAGTATGGGGAATCATGGAATTGCGGAACAGTATTCTGTAAAGGATCCTTATTGCAAAATTGCAGATAGAACATTAACTGCTGGAATTCATCAGTTAATTTCTGGATTTTTGCGTGATGCCTATAATAGGGAAGACACGGATTTGTTCAATGCAGTAATTCGCAGCAAAGATTTGTTACGAAATATCTATGAGCCAACCGATGATTACATCGAAGAAAGGAATAAGTTAATTGAGGAACTTAAAAATTCGGAATCAGCAACAATTAAGGGACTCCCTCAAACGAGTGATTTGCCCACCGACGATTATGCTTTAATCTTGGATTTCATAGTGATTACGCTTTCCACGCATTACATTCGAAAGCCGACTACAAATAAATTACCGCAACCACAATTCCACATTTATCTCGCGGGGCACTTAACGGAAGTCTTCGGATTTTTGGGTTTGAGCAATCAACAAATTCAAAATATTTATTCGGAACATATTCACGAAGAATCCAGCACACGAATTGTCAAGCCGAAAGGTAATGAAACCACCAAGGAAGTAACGGCTGAGGTAACAATTGTCAAAGACAAAAAGAAACCTGAACGCAAGTCAAAGAAAAAGGAACCGGAAGAGGAACCAGAAGAAGAAGAATCAGTCCCAGAAATTTCTATTGACGATGTTGATTTTTAAAATTATAATTTTATGATTTATAAATTTTTTTTAAATTTAATAAACAATGCTGTCTTTTGTTTTGTTAGTGGTATTGTTTATTTTGCTTTTGTTTTTGCTTGCCGCTATTGTTCATTCTGACTGGCGAAGCAAAGAAATGGTTCTCGGCACTTGGGTGGATATCGACAGCAATATATACATTATCACCGAGGATTCATTGCATATTTCTTTATATTCAAACGGAGAATACAAAACGCATGAAAGGAAAATACAAATCAAATCATTTGTTTCTAATTGGTTCAAACCAGATGTAATTTATAAATTAGAAAATCAAGAAAAGGGCGACCACTATTTCATGATAATGGACATGAAGACCGGAACCGCCCAACTATATAAGAAGAATAAATTGATCAACCAAATTGCAAAGAATGCAGTGCCGAATTTAAAAAATTAAAATTTAGAATTCCACATCATCGCTTACATCTATGATTGGCATACCGGAATATTTATCCAGCAACTTTTTGGCGCTTATTTTTTTACCACCTCTGTATAGATCGTCCTGATTTCGAACAATCAAATTCGGTTCTGGATTGGGTCCATCCTTTGTGTATCTAATATAATAGAACTCGGAGATAACCCTAGTTAACAATTGCAAATTGGTTTCATCTTTTTTCATCATTCCACATTTTCCGTTTATCATTCCGTATGTTTTGTAAATCAACTTTCGGAGTTCATCGCCACCATCATTGGATTGATACTTCGGAGGCTTTACATAATGCAATTTCCGAATATCGTCTTTGGTTGAATCGAAATAGTTCCGATCAAATCCACGAAACTGCCTTAACAGCAACATGATGTTTTTGTGAATCGCATAATCGCTTTTCATAGTGAAGCCGCGAACCATTTCTAGTGAGTTCATTTTGTTGTAAATCTGCAACTCATCTATTTTGATTTGCTCGATCGCTTTTTCCCAACTACCCTTTCGAATAATCAGATCATTAATCAATCGCGAACGATGGATTCTTTTGCGATCTTCTTTTTGCTTCAAAACCAAAGTATGTTTATCAAAGTTTTCTGGAACAATATCCGCTGCTTTGATAATATCATACTTTTTGGATTCATAAATCTCGTGAATTGGAACATCTTCCCTATTCCGACGTTTTAACATAATTTCCTCTTTCTTCTCGTCTGTTATTATAGGCGCTTCTAGATACATCTTTTTCTCGCCTTCATTGATTTCGTGTTGTGATTGCATTGCATCGCGAATCACATCATTCAATTCTTTTTTGTCTACTTCAATGTTAAATTTCATAACGTGATCAGAAATCATACTTTGGAATAAACCCTTAAAGTTATTGCGTGAATCGTTATCGTAACTGATATTGCAAACAACAACCCAGTAATAGAACGATTTGTGATAAGTGATCTCATCACCGCAAAACTCGTGCTGCAAATTACCCAATCCGTATTTGTCTCCAATTTCGGAAAGTAACTCTATGCGTTTCTCGGCTAGGAAATATTCAATCCTCTCCTTGTCGGTGTGGTATTTCTTTTCTTTGTTCTCCGATATGTGAACATAGATTTCTTTGTCCATAACGTTTCTAACACGCGCAATCATTTGATGGCAGG